TTTCCCGCTTATGTAACAGACCCACAACGTGCCCCTTATTGCTTTTGGCGCACGTATTACACTGCACAAGAGTTGCAGAATAAGGTAAGTACAGATGGTTGGGATCAAAATTTCGTGGAGCACGTAATCGAAAACTTCTCTGGTGTAAACATAAATTCCTTGGAACGGGAGCAGGAGGGAAGGCGAAGCACATCATTAACTGATGATGCTTATGAGGCAGAGGAACTGATTGAAATCATACATGGTTACCAGAGGTTGATAGATGAGGACGATAAGTCCGAAGGTATCTACGAGACCGTGTTCCACGAATCTTTTTCAGGAGATGCTGGTGTAGGCATACAAGCTTACGCTAAGTTCGAGCTATTAAACGGGTATGAGGACTACCCTGTAGTCGTTACTAGGTTCAGTGAGGACACCAAGCGTCTTTATGACGCAATGACGGTTCCATCGCTTCTAAGAGGCATACAGAACCAAGTTAAGGTGGAGCGTGATAGCAGAATAGACAGCAACAGCTTGTCAACTCTACCTGCTGTTACGCATCCTAAGGGTCGTAAGCCAGAGGAGATTGGTCCGGGTAGATTTATTCCAGAGGTTCGCCCCGGAGAAATCAATTTTATGCGAGGACCGGGATTCAATCCCGGATCTATAGAGATGGAGAACAACCTTCAGGCTCAAGCTGACAGAATCGTTGGCCTAGATGAAGAGTCTCCTCTCAGTAGCGTACGCAGGCAGTTTTTGGTCGATAAGTACCTTCAGCACATAGCTAAAGTAGTTACTACTTGTTACAAAAATTTTCAAAGGTTCGGGCCTAATGAGATATTTTTTAACGTAACTGGAGTTCCAGATCCTCAGATGTTTGATAAGGGTGATCCGAACGAAAATTACGACGTTACTATAAGTTTTGATGTTCTTAACGCTAGTTCAGAAAAACAAGAGGCTAAATTAAATCAGTTGGTTTCATTGGTTCAGATGGACAGAAACGGACTGATTGACGTAGATAAACTGCTAACAGCAATTGCTGGAAGCATTGACCCCGTTCTAGCTAGTGGAATTCTACGTCCTGCTCAAGAAGCTCAGGACAAAATGTTAAAAGATATTACAGATGACTTATCGAAAATTTATGCGGGTATCGAAGTTCCAGCACGTCCTAACGGTGCTCAAGCTGCTTTACAAATTATTCAAAGCTATGTACAACAGCCAGATGTTGGAAAACGGCTTCAAGAGGATGAAGCTTTTGCCCAGCGTCTACAAAAGTACAATGCACAGTATCAGTTCGTTATACAGCAAGCTCAGAACGCGCAAATAGGCCGCGTAGGTACTGCACCAGCTCAAATGGGCGAGGTACAGACCCAAGGGATGCAGCAGTAATGCCTGATAATAAGTCAGTATCCGAGTACGCTAATAAACGTGCTTTTGAAGCTAAAGTAGATTCTTATTTAAAATCTATGGACGGCAAAAAGATTTTTCCTACAAATCACCCTAATGTTGGCGGATCAAATGTAGTTACAACCACTGTTTCTTTTGATGGAAAGCATTTTATTCTTCCGTCTATGGTTGAAGGTAAAAACTTGATGGAGGGTGACGAGTTTATCAATGTAGCCAGAGAAAAGGGGTTAAAAAATTATCCTGCATTTAATGATCCTAAAATTGCTAGTGCCGTTAGTAAGCTTATGCACGGTGGTGTTCTCGAAGATGGAACATTTTCCTACGAGCTTGCAAAACAAAATTTTTAATATGGCAGACAATCTAAGCACAACAGACTACGGTCGATTTCTTGCGGAAGAAAGACTAATTAAATTGTTCAAAAACACTTTAAGAACAGCAGAAAGTTTTGAACCTGAGCCGTACAAACCTAATCCTAAAGAAGAATATTTTACAATAGGGTACGGTCATTATGGCCCCGATGTAAAGCTCGGTATGTCCATTGATAAAGAGACTGCTGAACGTCTTCTGGACAGAGATGTAAGAACTAGGATTAAAAGTATAAGAAAAGCTCTTCCTGATTTTTCAACTTTTCCGGAGTCTTTGCAAGATGCTATTTTTAGTGAGCATTACAGGGGGTCTATTATGCAAAGTCCCAAGACAAGACGATTGATAAACGAAGGAAAGTACAGAGAAGCTGCTGATGAGTTTTTGGACAACGATCAGTACAGAACTGCTGAAGCTGACGGAATCCCCGGTATTCGTCCTAGGATGGAAAGAGTTTCTGAGGAACTAATTAAATTCTCAAATGCAAAACGATAGCGATGTTGTTTTTTTATCGAAGTACGAGCACTTTGCTCGTTTTATAAAAGATATAAAGGATCGAAGAGAGTCTAGTATATCTAGACTAAGATCCGCTTCACAAGAAGAAGTAATGCAGATTTCTGGAGAGATTTCTGCTTACGATGATATACTTCAGGACTCAGATTCAGATAATTTGTTAAAAAAATGGTCTGATCATGTCTAAGATGTAAGTTTCCGTGATATAATCACGCCCTCGCCATCGCTAGGCGTAATAGCGGAAACAGCATATACATATGAGTGAAGTTATCGAGGCGGTCGCTGATGCCTCTGAAAACACAGCGGAAAATACCAATATATCCGCGTCTGAGTTCGAGCTTAGACGTGCCAGACAGATGGAGGAGTTAATTCCTTCTGAAGCTGAACCAGAGGCCGAAGATGCGTCTATTTCAGAAGATATTGAGATTGAGTCTCAGTCTAATGAAGAAGAGGTTTCCGAGGGTAATGAAGATGTTCTTTCAAATATCGACTTAGAAAATCTTTCTGAGGAGCAGATTAAACAACTTTCTGAGGCTCTTTCTAGCCGAGCTGTTGACCGTTTTGGTAAACTAACAGCTAGAGCTAAAGCTGCCGAGGAAAAGGCTCAAACACTTGAGGAAAGTTTAAAAGCTCAACAGGAGGAAGTTCTATCTTCTAGATCTGATATTGTTGATAATCCGTACTCTGATCTGAATACCATGAAGGATATTCAAGAAAAGGCGAAGGAGATCAATGATGTTATAGATTGGGCAGAGGAAATTTTGTTTGATTCTGATGACTACAGTCCACACGACACGGTAACAGAAGCAGACGGGAAAACCATGACTAAAGCTGAAGTGCGTGAAGCTCTAAAGCAAGCAAGGAAATCCAGAGACAAATTTCTTCCTGATCAATTTCAGAAGGTAAAGAAGACGGAAAACTCTATAGCGTTACGCCAACAGTACGGTCAGAAAGCTTTAAAGGAATTTAAGTGGTTGGGCGACAAAGATAGTGAACAGACTAAACAGTTTGTTCAAATAGCTGGTCATCCTTCTCTTCAAAAAGCTTATGATCAAGACCCTGACCTTAGTTGGAAACTGCCATATTTATTAGCTCATTCAGTTGATAATATGTTTAGGGGAGACTCTAAAAAATCTCCTAAAGGCGTAGATCAAGCGTTTAAGCCGTCTCCACCTAAAAGCCCTTCGTTGGGCGGTACTAAGTCCGATAAGTCAGAAAGCAACTCTTCAAAAGCCCTAAAGGATCTTTCGTCTAGGTTCAAAGAGTCTGGGAACAAAGATGACTTCCAGAAACTGAGAGAAGCGAGATGGTCTCGTAATTTCAATTAACCTGAATACCTAAAATGGCATTATCAAATACATACGATACAACTAATCCGGGTTCAGCTGTTTCTAACCGCGAAGATCTTAGCGATGTGCTAACTATCTTGGCTCCAGAAGAAACTCCTGTCCTGTCATCACTACCAAAAACACGCGCATCTGGCACGTTTCACGAATGGACTGTAGATTCTCTTTCATCTCCCACTACTGCGGGTATTGCTGAAGGAGCTGACGTTACTACTTTCACTGACCAGTTCAGTGGCCGTGCTCGTCTTGGCAACTACACTCAAAAGTTCCGCCGGGACTTCATGGTCAGCGACCTCCGAGAGGCTGTTGATTCTGTTGGACCTGCTAAGATCGCTCAAGCTGAAGCTAAAGCGGTTCGTGAACTAAAGCGTGACGTTGAAGCTACTTTGCTTTCAGCTAACGACCGAGCTGTAGAAGACGGAGCTGGTACTGTTTACAAGCTGCGTGGCCTTGGCGATTGGATTGA